ATCGACGAAGACGACAAAGAACTGGCCCGTGCCATATTTTCTGGCCAACAACTTGCTTCCGATCAAGACCTGTCGTCACCTCCGGTGGTGGTTTACCTGCAGTCCCTGCTCAACGAGTACGACCAGACGGTGGTGAAGTCCGCTGCACAGCTCAGAACCTACGTAACCAACAAGCTTTTGGCCGAAACTGCCAATGCCGACCCCCGAATCCGCATGAAATCGCTGGAATTGCTGGGCAAAATCTCCGATGTGGGGCTGTTTACGGACAAAACCGAGATCACCATGCGCCACCGGCCCACCGAAGAGCTGGAACAACTGCTGCGCGAGCGTCTGACCAAGGTAATTGAGGGGGAAGTGACCCCAGTAACACGCCCAAAGATCGAAGACATCTCGGTTGACGACGTGTTGGCCAAGTAAAAATGCAACTTACCCCTGCAATTATCGAAAAACTGGTAAAAACCCTGCCTCATTCCGAGGCTGCCGAACTTTTGGCCATGTTTGACGAGCTGGAGGAGCGCAAAGCGGTGCAGGCGGCGCAGGAGGACTTCCTTGCGTTCATTGCAGCCATCGACAAGAGCTACAAGTTCGGCACGCACCTCAAAAGGCTGGGCTCCCTCCTGATGGATGTGGAGGAAAACATCAAAAACCGCATTGCCGTGAGCATGGCACCGCGTATGGGCAAGTCCCAAATGATCTCCATCTACTACCCGGCGTGGTATTTGGGGCGGCACCCGGACCACAAGGTGATTGTGGCCTCACACACTGCCGATCTGGCCGTTGTCATGGCCCGTAAGGTGCGAAACTTGATCCAGTCCGCCGAATACCAGCGCATTTTTCCCAACACCCGCATCGCTGCCGATGCCAAGGCGGCTGCCCAGTGGAACACCACCCAAGGCGGCGAGTATTTTGCAATCGGTGTGGGCGGTGCGCTGGCCGGGCGAGGGGCCCACCTCATCATTGCAGACGATCCGCTGTCCGAGCAGGACATCAAAGCGGGCAACACCAACTCCTTGGACAACGCCTACGAATGGTTCAGCGCAGGCCTGCGCACACGTCTCATGCCGGATGGGAAAATCTGCGTGCTCCACTGCTTGACCGGGGACACCAAAGTCACCATGGCCGATCTGACCGAGAAGCGTATCCAAGACGTCAGGCCGGGCGATTGCGTGTACAGCTACGACGAGGGATTGCTGAAGCAGGCAGAAGTTCTTGGATGGTCCAAACAAGGATTAGATCATATTTACGCAGTGGCCTTGAAGTCTGGTGTTATAATCCGTGGTAACGAGCGGCATCCGTTGCTTGTCAGCCAAAACGGAGTAGAGCAATGGATCAAAATCAAGGACCTAAAAGTGGGGATGCCGCTCGTCTGTGTAACGAACCCGGATGCACTGAGCCCCACTACTCCCGAGGCAAGTGTAAGTACCACTACCACAAAGCCCGCCGCGAAGCCCCAGAAAGCCTTACCCCCACTGGATGGGGTAAGTGGCGCGGAAAGACTTGCAGCACTGAGGGGTGCGATGCAGCGGTATTCGCCAAAGGGCTATGTCTTGCATGTAGCAACAAAGCTGTCTACGCTGATCGCAAAGCACGGGGGGACCACTACTGCCCCAAAAAGCGGAGTGACGCGCATCTCAAGATGCAGTATGGGATCACTGGAGCTGACTACGACCGTATGTTTACCGAACAGTCCGGGGTCTGTGCAATATGCGGGGAGTCTGCACACGATGGAAACACCCCAGCAGCGTGGAAAGTCCGAAAGTTGGCTGTGGACCACTGCCACACAACTGGGCAAATTCGTGCGCTCCTGTGCAACTCATGCAACCTCGTGGTCAAGGAGCGCAACACCCCAGACTTGCTCCGCAAAGCCGCTGGATACCTTGAGCATCACGCTGAACGAGATCGCCTCGATAACCCCTGATGGGGTGGAGGACGTATACGACATTCAGGTCGAGGGCACTGAGAGCTTTTTGGCCAATGGGGTTGTCAGCCATAACACGCGGTGGCACCAGCGGGACCTGATCGGACGCCTCCTGAAAGACTCTGCCATGAACGAGGGCGGGGACAGCTACGAAGCGTTTGAATTCCCGGCCATCCTGAACGAGGGCACCGAAAACGAGAAGTCGATCTGGCCCGAGCAGTGGACGCTGGAGTCCTTGCAGCAGACCCGCGCGTCGATGCACCACATCATGTGGCAGTGGTATGCCCAGTACCAGCAGAACCCCACGGCTGCCGAAGCTGCGATCATCAAGCGCGACTGGATCAAGTGGTGGACCCGAGACGACCCCCCAACCATCGACTTCATCGTGCAGTCCTTCGACACGGCGCTCACCACCAACTCACGCTCGGACTTTTCGGTCTGCCACACATGGGGTACATTCACCAACGAAGACGACGGCAGCCAAAACGTCATCTTGCTCAACAAGGTTAAGGGCAAGTACGAGTTTCCAGAACTTAAAGTGATGGCCCACGAGCAGTTTGAAGAGTGGCAGCCCGACAGCGTGATCGTGGAAGCCAAGGCCAGCGGCCAGCCCCTGATTGATGAGATGCGCCGGTCCGGTATTTTTGTGCAGGACTTCAGCCCGGGTAAGGGTCAGGACAAGATCGCCCGGCTCAACGCCGTCTCGGACATGTTCGCCTCCGGCCACGTCTGGTTTCCAGAAACGGCATGGGCTGCGCAGACCGTCGAAGAGATTTTGGCGTTTCCAGCCGGTGAACACGACGACGAGGTGGACACCATGACGCTGGCCCTGCAGCGTATACGTAAAGGCGGGTTGTTGCGCTTGAGCACCGACCACGAGGATAATGAAGGCTTCCAGCGGGCCCGCCGGGCTGCGTTTTATTAGGATTTACCATGGCAGCAAACAGCATGAACCCTTCCCTCGCTCCCGCCCCAATGGGCTTGGAGGAGCTTGCAGACATCGCGCAGGACGACTCCCCTGCGCTCGAGATCATGATTGAGGACCCCGAAGGCGTGCAGATTGGCATGGACGGCCTGACCATCGACCTGATGCCTGAAGAAACGGGCGAAGAGTTTGGCTCCAACTTGGCCGAGTACATGGAGCCCAGCGCCCTGCAGTCGCTCTCCAGTGAGTTGATTGAGCTGGTGGACACCGACATTAACACCCGCAAAGAGTGGGTCGAGATGTACGTCAAGGGCCTTGAAGTTCTGGGCATGAAGTACGAAGAGCGCACTGAGCCATGGGACGGTGCCTGCGGCGTGTTCTCCACTGTGCTGACCGAAGCGGCGATCCGGTTCCAAAGCGAGACGATCATCGAGACGTTCCCTGCACAGGGCCCGGTCAAAACAGAAATCATCGGTGCCATCGACAAGCTCAAAGAAGAAGCTGCAGAGCGCGTGCGCGAAGACATGAACTACAAGCTCACAGAGGAGATGCCCGAGTATCGCCCTGAGCACGAACGCTTACTGTATAACTTGGGGCTGGCCGGTGCCGCGTTCAAAAAAGTGTATTTCGATCCAAGTCTGAACCGGCAGACCGCTGTGTTTATTCCGGCTGAAGACCTCATCATTCCCTACGGCGCGTCCAGTGCGCGTACTGCGGAGCGCGTCACCCACACGATGCGCAAGACCAAGAACGACATCAAAAAGCTGCAGGTGGCCGGGTTTTACCGCGAAGTCGATCTGGGTGAGCCCGCCACATTCCATTCCGATATTGAGAAGCGCAAAGCAGAAGATCAAGGGTTTTCCCTTACTGAAGACAACCGCTACCAGCTGTTGGAAATCTGCGTCGACTACGACCTGCCCGGGTATGAAGACGAGGACGGCATCGCGCTGCCTTACGTCATTACCATCGACCGCTCGACCACAGAAATCTTGGCCATCCGCAGGAACTGGGACGAGGCCGATCCGCTGAAACTGCGCCGCCAGCACTTTGTGCAGTACACCTACGTGCCCGGGTTCGGGGTGTATGGCCTTGGCCTGATTCACATCATCGGTGGCTACGCGCGTGCAGGCACTTCCTTGATTCGCCAGTTGGTCGACGCTGGCACGCTCTCCAACTTGCCCGGTGGCTTGAAGTCCCGTGGTCTGCGGATCAAAGGCGACGACACCCCGATTGCCCCCGGTGAGTTCCGCGACGTGGATGTGCCTTCGGGCTCGGTGCGCGACAACATCATGGCCCTGCCGTACAAGGAGCCATCACAGGTCCTGTTCGCGCTGCTCAACCAGATCACGGACGAAGCGCGGCGTCTGGGCTCCATTGCAGACATGAAGGTCAGCGACATGAGCGCCAACGCGCCGGTCGGCACCACACTGGCCATCCTTGAGCGCCAGTTGAAAACCATGAGCGCGGTGCAGGCGCGGGTTCACTTCTCCATGAAAGAGGAGTTCAAGCTCCTCAAGGACATCATCCGCGACACCACCCCGGGCGAGTACGAGTACACCCCGCAGGGCGGCAATACCAAAGCCAAACAGGAAGACTACGACATGGTGGACGTGATCCCCGTGTCCGATCCCAACAGCGCGACCATGGCGCAGCGGATCATGCAGTACCAAGCGATCATCCAGTTGTCCGCCCAAGCCCCACAGATTTATGACCTGCCCCAGTTGCACCGCCAGATGATTGAGGTGCTGGGCGTCAAGAACGCAGACAAGCTGGTGCCTGTGGAGGACGACATGAAGCCGCGCGACCCGGTCTCTGAGAACATGGCGTTCCTAAACGGTAAGCCGACCAAAGCGTTCATCTACCAAGACCACGACGCCCACATCGCTGTCCACACCGCCATGATGCAGGACCCCCTGATGGCGGCGCAGATCGGCCAGAACCCACAGGCGCAGAAGATGCAGGCCGAGATTATGGCCCACATCAGCGAGCACTTGGCGTTCTCCTACCGCAAAAAGGTTGAGGAGCAGTTGGGCGTGCCCATGCCAGCCCCCGATTCAGACTTGCCAGAAGAAGTCGAAGTGCAGTTGGCTCGCCTTACAGCGCAGGCTGCCCAGCAGGTGCTGGCCCAGAGTAAAGGCCAAGCCCAGCAGCAACAGGCCCAGCAGATGGCGCAGGACCCACTGGTCCAGATGCAGCAGGCCGAGCTGAAGATCAAACAGCAGGACGCTGACACCAAAGCGGCCAAAGTGCGCGGTGACTTGCAGCTCAAAGCGGAAGAGCTGGGGCTCAAAGCCCGCGAATCTGCCGCCAAAACGGGTGAAGACCCACAGATGGCTGCCCAGCGGTTGCAGATGGAGATCACCCAGATGCAAGAAGCTCACGCCATCGAGATGGCGGGAAAACAACAGCAGCTTCAGATTCAGCAGGCTCAAGCCCAGCAGCAGATGGCCCACGGCGGGCAGGTTCATGCGCAAAAGTTAGCCCACGGCGGGCAGGTCCACAACCAGAAGCTGACGCACGCGCAGCAGATGGCGCAGGCCAAAGCCGAACAGATGGCCAGACAATCCAATCCGACTGCGGAATCGTCGGGCAGCAAAGGAGATGAATGAGCAACACAGTGATGGACCTCCTTCAGCGAAAGTTGAAGGAGCAAGAAGACAGTCATATTCAAGCTTTGGCGGGGGGCGCGGTCGTTGACTACGCTGCCTACCGGGAGTTGTGCGGAGTGATCCGAGGTCTGCAGACCGCACAGCGTGAAATTGCCGACCTCGTGCGTAAATTGAAAGATGAAGATGACGACTAATTTTGATGTCCAAGCGGTGGACCTCTCAGGCTTGCTCAACAAACCAGTTGAAGACAAAGCCAAGCAGGTGCCCGATCCAGCAACTTTTCACCTCCTGTGTATGCTCCCCGAGGCGCAGGAAGAGTACGAGGGTGGTCTGCTCAAAGCTGGCCAGACCATGCACTTTGAAGAGCTGCTGTCCCCTGTGTTGTTCGTGGCCAAGATGGGCCCGGACGCTTTCAAAGACGAAAAGCGCTTTCCAAGCGGCCCGAGCTGCAAGGTGGGTGACTTTGTGATCGTGCGCCCCAACACCGGCACCCGGATGAAAATCCACGGCACCGAATGGCGTCTCATCAACGACGATTCTGTCGAGGCTGTTGTGCAAGACCCTCGCGGCATCCAGCGCGTGTAAGGAACGACCATGGCTGATTTTGAAAAAACCGAATTTGAATTTCCCGACGAAACCGAAGAAAACCCCCGCAAGGGTGGCGCGGTAGTCGAGCCGGAAACCGACATCGAAGTCGTTGACGACACCCCAGAGGCGGACCGTAACCGCAAGCCGATGGAGGAGCCCCCCAAGGATGTCACTGACGAAGAGCTGTCCAAATACGACGAGTCCGTCCAAAAGCGCATCAAGCACTTCACCAAGGGCTACCACGAGGAGCGCCGGGCCAAAGAAGCTGCCGAGCGTGAGCGCGAAGCGGCGGTAAACTTTGCCAAAACGCTGGCCGAGGAGAACAAAAACCTCAAGGGCTCACTGCACCAAGGGCAAAGCGCCCTGTTGGAGCAGGCTAAAAAGGTCGTTGCCAACGAGATGGAACAGGCCAAGCGCAAGTTCAAAGAGGCATACGAAAGCGGCGACTCGGACGCACTGACGGCAGCTCAAGAAGAGATGACGATGGTGAAGATGAAAGCGGAGCGTGTAAATAATTTTAAGCCCGCCCCTTTACCCGAAGAAAAACCTGTGGTACAACCACAACAAGTCCAAGCGCAGGAAGCGCCGGTTGACCCAAAACTGAAGTCTTGGTTATCTGAGAACGACTGGTATGGGTCCAACAAGCGCATGACGGCTTATGCCCTCGGAATGCACGAGGACTTGGTTACTGAAGGCGTAAAAGCAGGAAGCGATGATTACTACAAGCGAATCAACGACGAAATGCGTGTACGTTTCCCTGATGTGTTCGAGTCAGGTAAATCCGAGGATGCGCCCCCTCCCCGGACCCAAAAGTCGAGCGTTGTCGCACCGGCAACAAGGAGTACTGCGCCCCGAAAGGTCGTACTTACCAAATCGCAGGTCGAAATCGCCAAGCGTCTTGGGGTTCCTTTGGAACTTTATGCACGTAAGGTTGCGGAAGAAATGAGGAAATGAAAATGACGGAACAAAATCGTAACAAGCGCGAACTCGAAACACGAGCTGTTGCAGCCCGCCCCACCAAATGGGCCCCGGCGCAACTTCTGCCCGATCCGACACCGGAAGCTGGGTATGCTTATCGCTGGATTCGTGTAAGCACCATGAACGCTGATGATCCGCGTAACATTTCGTCCAAACTCCGCGAGGGATGGGAACCCGTGAAGGCGTCCGATCACCCAGAGGTTCAATTGTTCGGGGAGACCAACGGTCGATTCCCAGATTCAATCTGTGTTGGTGGCCTGCTTCTTTGCAAAACACCTGCTGAGTTCATCGAACAACGTGCTGCGTATTTCAACCAACAGGCTGAGTCGCAGATGGCGTCCGTTGATAACAGCTACATGCGTGAAAGTGACCCCCGTATGCCGCTTTTCAAAGAGCGCAGCACGAAGGTGACTTTTGGTAAAGGTATTTAACTTTTTGGAGTTCAAACATGGCTTATCCTACAGTCAGCGCTCCGTACGGCTTTCAACCAGTCAATCGTATTGGTGGAAACCCTTATGCGGGCTCTACACGTCTCATTCCGGTTGATTCCGGCGCTGTTTTTGACGGCGATCTCGTTGAAATTCTGGCATCCGGCAAATGCGCCGTAATTGCCAGTGGCACATCCGCAGCCCAATGCGTTGGCGTTTGCGTCGGCGTGCAATACACCAACTCATCCGGTCAAACCGTTCAAGCCCAGTATGCACCGTCATCTGGCGTGACAAACGTGGTGGCTTATGTTGTTGATGATCCAACCGCTTTGTTTAAAGTGTCCATTGTTTCTGCAACCACTACCATGTCTACTTTGACCCGCGCCGCCGTTGGTCAAAACGCATTTGTGGTTTTGAACTCTGGCAACACAAACACTGGCAACTCGGCTCAAGCTATTGATGACGCTACCGACACTACGGCTACTTACCCTATCCGTATCATCGACGTAGTGCCTGAGACTGCCACCAGTTCGACTGCGTATGCGGAAGTGATCGTCAAGATCAACACCCATTCGTACAACAACACAACCGGCATCTAAGGAGTAAATCATGGCTATTTCACGCGCACAACTGCTCAAGGAATTGCTCCCCGGTCTGAACGCCTTGTTCGGTTTGGAGTACGCTAAATACGGCGAAGAGCACAAAGAAATCTACGAAACCGAAACTTCGGAGCGTAGTTTTGAAGAAGAAACCAAGCTGTCGGGCTTCTCCGCTGCTCCTGTCAAGAACGAAGGCCAAGCCATCGCTTATGACAACGCACAAGAAGCTTGGACTGCACGTTATACCCACGAAACCATTGCGATGGGCTTCTCCATCACTGAGGAAGCTGTGGAAGATAACTTGTATGACAGCTTGTCCAGCCGCTACACCAAGGCTTTGGCCCGTGGTATGGCGTACACCAAGCAAGTCAAGGCCGCTTATGTGTTGAACAACGCATTTACCGGCTCTGGCGTGACTTACGGTGACGGCAAGGTCCTTTGCGCAACCGATCACCCACTGGTCTCCGGTGGTGTAAACAGCAACCGTCCAGCCACTGCTGCCGACTTGAACGAAACATCGTTGGAAAACGCTGTTATTCAGATCGCTGCTTGGACAGACGAGCGCGGTTTGCTGATCGCTGCAAAGCCCAAGAAGTTGGTGATTCCTCCAGCACTGCAATTCGTTGCAACCCGTCTGTTGGAAACTGAACTCCGCGTTGGCACAGCCGACAACGACATCAACGCCATCAAGAATAACGGTTCAATCCCCGGTGGCTACACCGTGAACCACTTCTTGACCGACACCAACGCTTGGTTCCTGTTGACTGACGTACCTAACGGTCTGAAGCACTTCGTGCGTTCGCCACTGTCCAATTCCATGGATGGAGACTTCGATACTGGGAACGTGCGTTACAAGGCTCGTGAGCGTTACAGCTTTGGTGTTTCTGACCCCTTGGGTATCTTTGGCTCCCCCGGAGCTTGATACTCAGGTATTCAAAAAGGGCCCTCCGGGGCCCTTTTTTATTGGGCGCGGCACAACCCACGCAGCTTTCCGGTATCAAAACTCTACGGCACCGAATTCTGAATTTTCAGAAATAGTTTGTAAATCACCGTCCATTGTGGTACAGTCGGGGTTCCAACTTCTGGAGCTTCCTATGTTTTACGTTTATGTCTACCGCGACCCCCGCCCCACCAAAAACAACCAGCCCGTATATGTGGGTAAGGGGACCGGCGACCGAGACCTGTCGCATTGGTCCCGTGGGTCGCACAACAAGCCGTTTCAGGATTTCATCGCACACCTTAAAGTGCGGGGCTTGGTGGCACCCTGCGAGCGCGTCTTTGAGACCGAAGTCGAGGCGGAAGCTTTCGCTAAGGAGGTTGAGCTGATTGCGCTTTATGGGCGGCGCAACACGGGGCGGGGCTCCTTGTTTAACCTAACCGACGGCGGAGAAGGCGCAAGCGGAACAATCCGTACGGAAGCACACAAAGAAGTGGATCGGTTGTTTGCGTTGCACCATTGGCAAGACCCTGAATACCGCGCAAAAATTGTTGCATCTCAAAAAGCCGTGCAAGGCACTCTAGAGGCGCGGGCCCTGAAGTCCGAAAACAGCGCCGAAGCGTGGGCCAATCCCGAGGTGCGGGAGAAACGCCGAACGGGCATCAAGCGGGGCCGGAGCACTGCCGAGTCCAAGGCCAAGACTAGCGCCCAAGCAAAGGCCCAATGGAGCGATCCCAAGTACGCTGCCAAGCAGACAGCCAACAACCAAGAGATCGCCAACCGGGCGGAGGTGAAAGCGGCCAAAGCTGCCGCTGCCAAAGCTCTGTGGGCTGATCCTGAATGGAAAGCAAAAATGATGGCCGCACGGAAGAAAAAAGTTGCAGCCCCGGTGCCCACCTGATATATTGCGCATACCCCCGGACTTTCCGGTGTATCTGACGGCTCCGGGCCGACGACATGCAGACAGACACACCTTAACTCGCATGTGAGGAATCATCATGGCAAATACTAGCTTCAGCGGCCCAGTCCGTTCCGAAGGCGGCTTCCAAACCATTTCCGTCAGCTCCACTACCGGCGCAGTCACTGTGACTAGCACATTGGGTGCGGCCACCAGCGTGGACAGCGTTACAGTTACCGCTTTCCTTGACCTCCCCGCCATCCTGACTTCTGCGCTGCCCACTGCTGCCGCAGCCAATGCAGGGCAAGTTCGCTTGATTAGCGACAACGGCGCTGGCAATAACGAATATTGCTTGGTCATCAGCACCGGCTCTGCTTGGGTTACTGCCGTCGGCGCAGCCCTGAGCTGATAGGAGCCCGTCATGGGTATGCAAACTGACGTTCGGGCCATTTCACTGGCCGCATCAGGTGCCGTCACAGACACCCGCGCTCGCGTGCGGGGCATGGTCATTGAGCCCGGCACATCTGCGGGCAGCGTGATTATCAAAGACGGCGGCTCTGGCGGAACTACGCTGTTCACCATTAACACCACCGCCAACGGCGAGACATTCAGCGTCTTGATCCCTGAGCAGGGAGTGTTGTGCTTGACAAGCGCTTACGCCACATTGAGTAACGCTAAAGTCACGGTGTTCTATGGCTAAGAAAAAAGGCCCCTCACTTGCGGTTGGCCGGGGCGAAAAGCTTCCGGTGTCCAAGGGCGCGGGCCTGACGGCCAAAGGCCGCGCCAAATACAACGCTGCAACGGGCAGTAACCTCAAGGCCCCGCAGCCGCAAGGTGGCCCCCGCAAGGCTTCTTTTTGTGCGCGGATGTCTGGGATGCCCGGACCCATGAAAGACGAAAAGGGCAAGCCCACTCGTAAGGCTGCTTCTCTCGCACGATGGAAATGCTGAAATGAAACACGAACTCTCCGAATCGTCAAAGCACGTCGTTGACGCACTGTCAGTCATAACGGTGCTCGGCACCCTAGTTGAAATGCTACCTTCAATCGCAGCAGTATTCACGATTGTGTGGACAAGTATCCGCATCTGGGAAACAGAGACCGTTCGCGGCTGGACTGGGAGGAGCAGCAAAAATGCCCTCGACGAGTAAAAAACAGCACAACTTCATGCAAGCGGTGGCCAACAACCCGTCGTTTGCGAAGAAGGTAGGGGTCCCACAATCTGTGGGCAAAGATTTTTCCAACGCGGACAAGGGCCGCAAATTTTCAAAAGGTGGCGATATGAAAGAATCTAAAGCGATGATGGCCAAAGAAGTCGGCTTCATGAAAAAGAAGGGCGCTCCCAAGTCCATGATTAAGCACGAGATGGCCGAAGCCAAGGGAAAGCCATTCGCCAAAGGCGGCGGTGTGACTCGTGCTGATGGCTGCGTCACCAAAGCTCACACAAAAGGCAAGATGGTCAAGATGGCCATGGGCGGCAGGGCCTGCTGATATGCGAGCCAGTCGCGGCATGGGGGACATCGCCCCTTCCAAAATGCCCAAAGGCGTGAAAAAAGCACGCCGGGATGACACCGACTTCACGCAGTACGCTGAAGGCGGTAAGGTCAATGCGGCTGGCAATTACACCAAGCCCAGTCTTCGCAAGAAGATTGTGTCTCAGGTAAAAGCTGCTGCAACCCACGGCACTGGCGCAGGTCAATGGTCGGCCAGAAAAGCGCAGCTTGTGGCCAAGAAATATAAACAAGCCGGAGGTGGCTATCGTGACTGAAAAGAAAAAATCCGACTACGAATACATTCTGGGTAAGGGCCGGGATATGGCCTCCGATGAATACCCGGAAGACAAGGACATTACTGTCTCAGCCGACGAGTTGGCTGCCGGGGCCAACCGGTATGTTGGACCTAGGGCATCTAAAGCAGGTGCTGGGCGCGGTAAGGTAAACCCGGTAAAGGGCAAAGATTTTGCTAAAGGCGGCAAGGTTTCGGCCTCTTCCCGCGCAGACGGCATTGCCCAGCGCGGTCGAACCAAAGGTCGGATGGTCTAATGAAAGCCCCGCAAAAATCGCTCAAGGACTGGACGGATGCTAAATGGCGCACCAAGTCTGGCAAGCCGTCGTCAAAGACGGGGGAGCGGTATTTGCCCGAAGCTGCCATAAAATCTCTGTCACCGGCTGAGTACGCAGCAACCACCCGAGCCAAACGGGCTGGCAAGGCCGCAGGCAAACAGTTTGTGGCCCAACCCAAGACCATCGCAAAGAAAACAGCAGGGTTTAGATAATGGCTACATCAGGCACCACAGCTTTCAACATGGACCTCACGGAAATCGTAGAGGAAGCTTTTGAGCGTGCCGGTGGTGAGTTGCGCACTGGCTATGACCTGCGCACGGCCAGCCGGTCGTTGAACTTGATGTTCTCCCAGTGGGCCAACAAGGGTTTAAACATGTTCACGTACGAGCAGGGCATGATCCCGCTCGTCGCGGGCACCGCCACGTACAACCTGCCAGCGGACACCGTAGACCTGCTGGAGCACGTCATACGCACGGGCGCGGGAAGCGCCTCAACACAGGCCGACCTGACCATTACCCGGATCAGCGTCTCGACCTACGCAACGATCCCCAACAAGCTGCAGCAAGCCCGTCCCATTCAGGTGTGGATTGAGCGTTTAGACACGCCCCGAATTACGGTGT